TGTACTCTGAAACCACAAGACCCATCGCTCTGAGTTCAAAGATCAAAGGAGCGCCCGCCGCCTTGGCTTCGATCAGACAGATGTCAGGCTCGTACTCCTTGTACATCTCAAAAGCCTTGTCCTTGAGTTCTGGGAACTCCATCCGCTTCTGGAACGCATCCAACAGAATCAAGTTCGGATCTCTCTCGTTCTCATCCTTATAGAACACGCCCCAAGTCGTACAGGCTGAGTAGTCGGCCTTCTCAGACTTCGTAAAAGCCGTGTCCCAAGACTGAATGATGAACTCACATGGAGGAGGATCGTCCTTCTCCCAAAGATTCCACCACTCCCTCTTGACAATCGCCCCCTCTTCGCCAGTAGGGGTCTGTTGATACTGAGCATTCCACTTGGAAATCGGGAGTTCTTCCTTCAGAGCCTCCAGTTCCCTCAAAGACCAGAACTCAGGCCACAAAGGTTTCCCAGAAGGCATGATCGCCGGGAGTTCTATCACCTCCCACTCCTCGGTCTTGTCCCGAGAAGCCGCATCCTTGATGATCCGGCCCGTCAAATCCCTCTCAGCCCACCGTGTCATCACGATCACGATAGCCCCACCAGGCTGCAAACGCTGTCTGGGTCCAGACGTGTACCACTCATACACCTTGTCAAACACTTCCGGGTTCCCCGCAGCCGCCGCCGCCTCCTGTTCAGAGTGCGGATCATCAATGATCAACAAATCCGCACCCTTACCCGTCACAGTTCCACCCACACCAATGGCGAAGTACTCCCCATTCCTGTTCGTCGCCCATCGTCCCGCCGCTTTCGAGTCCTGCCTCAACGACACATCTGGAAAGACCCTCGAATACTGCTCGCTCATCACCAAGTTTCTGACCTTGCGACCAAAGTTCACAGCCAGATCAGCCGTGTTCGATGTCTGAATCACCTTCTTCTGAGGAAACCGACCCAAAAACCAACTCGGTAACAGATAACTCGCAAACTCAGACTTAGTATGCCGAGGAGCCATATTGATAATCAGCCTCTTAACCTTCCCCTCAGCAATCTCCTCAAACTTCTTGGCCATCAAAGCATGGTGCCTCCCATGCACAAACCCCGGCCACATCGTCTTCACATAATGCATGAACGACTTATGAGACTTCTCCCTCTCCAAAGCCTCCTTGTACTCAGCCACCTGAGCCAGTAAAGCCTCCTGCTCAGCAACAGGCAACCTCTCAATCAAGTCTTCCAGCTTCATTCCAGATTCTTAAAGTTCACATACACAGGCCGAACAGACCTCCGACGGCCATCCAACCTCTTCAAAGCCCCCAACTCCACCAACCTATCCACTATCTTCTTCGTATTCCCCAACCCCATCTTCCCCCTCACATACGCTATATCCCTCAACGAAGGCGCAAACCCATACTTCTTCCACCACTCATCCACCACCAAAAACACCTCCCTCTGCGCCGGACTCATACCCACCTCCAACTCACCCCTATCCCCCCACACACGCCTCATCTCCTTCGCACCAACCACCACTTTTGGCCGACGAATCGCGTCTTTCCCCTTTAAAATCAACAACTTAGCACCCGTTTCTTCAACCATTTTGTGTCATCTGGTAACGTTACCACCCCATCACGGAAAATCAAGGACTTACGAGCGTTTCCTAAAGCACTTTATGTCATGTGGTAACGTTACCACCCCCATCTATGGTACCGGTTCAAAAAGATGACGGGGGGGGTTCGCCAGAATCGAGCGGTGTAGGGGGGGTTGGGGCAGAAATGGAGGGGGGAGGTGACACTTCGGATGGGATAGTATGTCCAATGACCTGGGACTCCGCTGCGCCAGGCGAGGGGGTGGGGGCTGGGTGGGGGTCTGCCGCCGCCGATTCCACAACTCCCGGGCCTGATTCCGCCGATAGTTCCGCCAGTAGATCATTCGCTTGCGATTCCACAATGGTGGCGTCCTCCGCATTGTCGTGGATTAGCCGCTTTAGTTCGGCCATTACATTGGCCTTTGCATCGGCACTACTGGATATCGTCTTAATCTCTTTTCGCTCAGTAAATGCGGCAACCTCAGTAACTGTGCCGAGTACCTTTGCCGCCGCTACCTTCACACTATCTTTCGTTTCCGGGTTAATTACTACGGAAACTAGGGATTGAATCACCAATTCTCTTAAAGCGGCAGGGGTTCGGTATCTCGCGGCCTCTATTGCCGCCTGATACGCTTCGATCTCAGCGGCCACTTTGGGGTTCGCGGCTACCCGATACGGTTCACCCAGTAGCGTGGATGGCGCAGGGTTTGGGCTATAGGCGCGTCTGTATGCTTCCGCCTTAGTGGCGCCTTGGGCTACTTCCCTAGCGAACTTCTTTTGCTTGGCGGTCAACTGGCTTGAAACGGCGCTTCCAAGGATGGACTCCATTGGGACTGTCTCTAGACCTTCCCTTATTTGCTTTCTAGTGAGTTTGCTCATGTGGGACTGTTGCCCTTCGGGCTTGCGTTAGTTGCGGCCTCCATCATAGGGGAACAAACCCGGAACATCAAGCCTGGCTATCGATTCCGCCTTCCCGATAGCACCAGGCACTATCAGCACCCAGCAGCCGATTAGAACAATCAATTGGCCCTAGTTCCATGCTGACTGCTACATTCCCCACTGTCCTATCAACTACATGGAGCACCCGATGATCGTTCTTACCTTCACCTTCTATGTGGAAACGCAATTGCCCGGAGGGCCGAGCGCCGATGAGGTTCGTATCTCTCGCGAGTTTGAGACAGACGATCCTGATCAAGCCCACGAACTAGCCGAGCGCGTTTGGCCTTCCATCAAACCTGCCAACTACATCAACGGCACTTTGAACATCAACTAACCCGGAGAGAAACCATGCTTACCCTTGACTACCTTCAGGATCCCGGTCACGGTTGGATTGCCGCCGATATCCATTCCCTTCGTGCCTACGGACTGACGGACAAAGTGTCTGCCTATTCCTACCGTGACGGCGATACGGTTTGGCTAGAAGAAGACTGTGACGCCGGACTCTATATCCGCGCACTTCAGTCCGCCGGAGTCGCGTATCGCATCAAGGAAACGCACACAAACCGTGATGCGTTTGTCCGTCGTCTTCCACGTTTCCACGCCTAAACCAAACCGCTCCCCTTCGGGGGAGTCAACCCGGAGAGTAAACATGTCTTCATTGATCGTCGTGACCTATCTCAAGCCCACCGACACAAAGGGCGCACGCATGCGCGTTACATGTGGGGATTTCAAGCCGAAAACCTTCGGCTATCCCTTCGGGTATGACGGACTGCGGGCTTATGAGTGCGCCGCCGCCACCTATGCCGACTCAATGGGGTGGAGCAACACCACATTAGTGGGCGGATGGATCAAGGGCGCATCCGCCGGGTTTGTCCGTGTGCATAAGGGGGTCTGACCATGTGGTGGACTGAATCCTTCGGGCGCATAGAACTGCAAATCACACGGGCGCAAGCCCATGCGGGATCGCACCCCGGGCCGTGTGACGCGGATATCGCGGAACTGCGCCGGGTTCCCGCTATCCGCCGCCAATTGGACAGACTCGCGCCGCCATTGGTGGCGCAGTGTCTAGCGGAATATGGCGCATGGGATGACGCGGAACTGTCAGACCACGACGCGAATTTGTCCCGTTTGCTTTGGATCGCATGCGGGGACATTGTCGAAGGTAATAACTAATCAAACCCGGAGAGTAAACCATGCAAACCATACTGTTCGCGATTCCGCCGCGCAGACTGAACAAAACCCGAGCGGAATCCATTACTGGCAGTCTAGGCAAACCGTCAAAAATGCCCGGGCTTGCCTATGGAATCTCTGCCAAAAAATGTAATGTTGGCGGAAAACTAGCCATTGTCCCGGGTTCCGTTTGTGCGGACTGTTACGCCATGCGGGATAACTATTCCTACCCGTCAGTCCAAGCCGCTCACGAAAAGCGATTCTCGGGCCTGTCGTCCATCTCTTGGGCGGACTCTATGGTGTTTCTAATCCGCCGCTCGGGTGAAACCTTTTTCCGTTGGCACGACTCGGGAGACCTTCAATCCTTCCAACACCTATTGGATATCGTCCGAATCGCGGAATCCTTGCCTAGTGTGGCGTTTTGGCTACCCACAAAAGAAAAGGGTTTGGTCTACCGCTACCGCGAAGTGTTCGGGGATTTCCCGCCGAACCTATGCGTGCGACTGTCGGGCGCAATGATAGACGGGAACCCTCCCGCATATGACGGGAACACTTCAACCGTACACAAAGCCCATGCGCCTATCGGTTCGGAGTGTGAAGCATACACGCGCGGCGGAAAGTGCGGAGAGTGCCGCGACTGTTGGAATCGCGATATCAAAAATGTGTCCTATCCGAAACACTAAGGGGTAAAAAATGAGTATCTATCAGGAACACGGTTTCGATTCCCGCCGCGAGTATTTGCTAGACCTAGCGGACTGTTGCGGGGTTGACCCTGAGATCGTTTTCGCACTGGCGGATTTACTCGGGCCGAGCGAAGATTTTGACGGGCTAGTTAACGCGGTGGAGGATGCCGCTATGGGGATTTAATGATGAGTACAACCTACACCATTGAAGACGGTAACACCCTTGTGGAACTATTCCACGGGGTTCCAGCAAATTCTTGGGAATTTCCCGAGCCGTCCGCCAGTATTGCGAGTGTCGAAATCGGTGATTTCGGCGGAGAGTGTTTCTGCCATGTAATCGTCCTATCAGACGGACGAACCATTGTCGCGACTATCTCAGGCCCGGTGCATGATGAGAATCCGAGGGTGATCATTTACCCTTCATTGGATGATGCATGGGCAGGGGATAACGGAAAGAATCTAGTTTCACAAACGGAGCAATGAAATGAAAATCGAATTAAAAAATGTAAAGCATTCGGAGTTCGCAAGCCAAGAAACGGATTGCTTTCAAGCGTCCGTCTACATCGACGGGAAGAAAGCCGGAACCGTCCAAAATGACGGGCACGGTGGATGCAATTACTACGAACCTTGGGAACTGGCAGACACTTTGAACGAGTATGCCAACACCTTGCCGCCTGTCCGTTATGAGTACAACGGAGAAGAAAAAACCATTCCGGAAGAAGCCGATACGGTTATCGGAAACCTTCTTAATCAACATTTGCGACTCAAGCGACAGAAGTCACTATGCAAGGGCAAAACCGTGTACAGAATCCCGGGACACGACTATAAAGATGATGAATGGCACATTATCAAGAAGCCATTCGATCCGACCCTCAGAATGTACCTTGTCGGGCGATACGGCGCAGGGATTCGATTCTTAAATGATCAGGTGGGCGCATGAGCACAGAAGATCGGCGCAAAGGGGCTGTGGACTTGCTGGGGGCATTGTTCCTAGCCATGTGTGTTTTCCTGCCAGTTTTCCTATGGTGGATTGGAGTGATCAAGTGAAGCATTCAGAGCATCAATACCTAGACTTGGGCTATCGGTTTGAGAAGGCCCGGACTCCAGCGGCCACCAGGTCGGTTGCAGCGGAGATCCGCGCCTTGTTGGAGTCCGAAACCATAGAAGACAGGGCGCAAGCCCGACACCTAGTTGAGCGTGGGCGACAGGAAGCCCGAGCAATACATTGAAAAGGGGTGACTCAATGTTTACCGTTCGCATAACTCATCAGGGAGGAGAGTCGAAAGACTTTCCCCTTGAGATATACAAGAGTTCCATTTTCGTGGGGTCGGAATGGATACCCTGCGGCAGTTTCTTCGTGCCCGAAGAAGCAGAGGAATACATGGGATTGGAAGGCGAAGCCATCGTCTATGCATTCCATGAAGGCCGAGTAATCCGCGACTGTTTGGATGATGAAGCAACTGGCTATCTTTCTTGGGAGTTGCTACTGGATGGCAAGCCCTGCACACACGAAGAATTTTCTATTGCAATGATGACAAAACTTGGAGCGCCGACCTATCGAATCCCCAGTAACCTCGACCACAAGTATCGCGGATGCGGTAACGGGGTAGTTACTTTGGATAAGACAAGCAAGAAAGTATTGGACTTTTCCTACACGGATGAAGACCTAAAACCAATGGAGGATCAGAACATAGAAATGTGCAAGGACGCAGGGAGAAAGATACAAGAAGACGATAAGACCGTAACCTATCGCGCCAACTTTTCTTCATACCAAATCTGCTTGTACTGACATGAACGCATACAAACAAGGCTACCTAGCCGGATATCACTTTGGGGATATCGCTCCCGATCCGACCTACAGGGGTGAAGAACTGCGCCAGTACTGGCGTGGGTTTGAACAGGGCGAGATTGACCGGGCAATGGGCACATTCAACGACGGAGCAAAAGATGAAAGACAACCTAGTGCAATTGGTTCAGCGACCAAGTAACGATAACGACTACCTACACGCAGCGTGGGTGATGGAAGAAGGCGGAAGTTTTGCCGCCGCCATTGGCGATGCATACATTGCAGCCGATCCTCAGAATCGGGCGCGACTGCGGGCCGCGTTCCCGGATCTGTTCACGCAGTTCTACAACCTGTACCTACAGCGCAATAACCAACAGGTGAAAGCATGACACCCGCCATCCTCACGAAAGAAGTCCGAGCGCGATTCAACGAAGCCGCGCAAGCCTTTTCCAAGAACCCGTCAGCATTGCACTGGGAAACCTTGTTGCGATCCATGATGGCATGGCAGCAATGGCAGGTGATTGCGAAGACGCCAAAATTCGACCCGAAAGGGTTTGCACAAGGTGTGCGCCTAGTCAATTTACAGGATGCGATAACCCAAAAGACCCTGAGCATGAGCATGGACGAAGCCCTGGAAACCTTCGCCTATCAACCGCCATCCAATCAAGTGACGGGGTGAGAAATGGACAAAAAACAAGCCCTCGTAACGGCCTACCTGATGGGAGCCAGAGCGCGGACGCATGAGGACATGATGGCCGCAATCCGTCTGTCCAAAGTGTTGGAAAGCGCCCTCACCCCACGGGAGGTGGATGAATGCAAACTCCAGGCGGAGTTGGAGTTAGACCCCATGCGGGAGTATCATGGGTTCGATGGATAAATCCAAAACCT